TCGGGGATATTAACCGTGACGTCTGCCGCCTTGAGCGCTCGCAGTACTTTCCGCACGCGCTTCGGGGTCGTCATGTGGAGCTGTAGGGTCCCCGCGGCCCGCCCGTCCATCAGCACGGCGGCGTTCAGCACCAGGGCATCCACGGACGTGATCTCGATCGTCAGGTTCATTGGCTTATCCTCCGGATGTCGAATCCACCGCCCCGTTTCTTCGCGATCGCCTTCACCAGGTAGAAGCGGAACCACCAGTACTGTTCCGCGGCCACCTTGAGCTTGACCGCGGCGTCTGCTTCCATGAATCCTTTCGTCTCGTGGGCCTCGAGCGTGCCGTCCTCCAGCATGACCCAGAAATCGACGGTCAGGTATGTCCTGTCCGCCAGCCGCAGCTTCAGTGAGTTGAACTTCCAGTCGATGATCTCTCCGCGCTCCATCCTCGCGTCGAGGTACTTCGAGTAGGACTTCTCGAGGCAGTTCATCGTGCCGGGTGGCTTGTGCTTCCGGCCCTTGGCGAACCGCTTGATGCGTGGCCTATACACGCCGCACCCTGTCGCGCCGGGCGCCGATCAGTGAGCGCAGCCCGAGGCTGCCCATCGTGTTGTTCCACTTCGCGGCCGTGCAGCGGTCCGCTCGCAGGGCACACCGCGGCGTTCCGGGGTAGGGCAGCCGCACGAGCCGTCTGCTCATTCGCAGCACGTCCTCGGCGCCCTCGATCGCTGTCTCTTTCCTGTGGTCCCTGAGGTCCCCGCGGATGTACCGGCACGCGGACAGCTCCCCGATGCCGACGACGCCGGGCACGTTGTCCGTCTTGCAGCCGGCCATCGCCTTGACCTCCACCCAGTCCCTCGGCTCGATCCCGTACCGCCTGCGGAACCACGCGTGTGTGAATACCTTGTGCGTCGTGGGATTCAGGATGGCGGTCTGCTCGTCGAGGAGCTGGTAGAAGTCCTTGTCTGACGCCACGATCATCTTGAATCCCTCCCACTCGCGGCACACGGACGCCACCAGGTCGTCGGCCTCGTAGCCGTCGTAGTGGAACACGTTGCGGTGCCCGAGCCCGACGAGCAGACGGGGCAGCTCGGCGAGCTGGCGGCGATACTCGGACTCGAGCCTGTCCGCGTCGGCAGACAGCCCGCGGTAGCGCGCCTCGCGGTTCGCCTTGTAGCCGGGGAACAGGTCCTTGCGCTTGTTGTGGGCGTGTGAGTCGAAACAGAACGCCACGTCCGTGTAGTCCTGTTGCAGCTTGAGCAGCCCGCGGAAGAACCCGAACAGCACGCCGTTGACGAGCACCGGCCCGGTAGAGTGCTGTGCGCGCCGGCACAGGTAGTTGCAGTCCAGTATCAGCAGCGAGTCCTCAAACATAGCGCGGCTTCCTGTTCACTCGGGACTTCTCCTCGATCTCCCTCCAGACGCTCTCCACTATATCACGTAGCTCGCGCTCGCGGCCCTCTGCCTCGATCTTCTGGATCAGTTTCTCGGGCGGTCCCCTGAACCGGAACTCGGGAGCGTGGACTCGTCCATTGGCGGACTCCCAGTGACCCTCTGAATCGAGGTACGCAACGCATCCGCCAACGTCGTCGAACCCATGGGAATAGTAGATGGGGAGCTCGACGGTGGGCTCTCTCCCCTGGAGGCGGTTTTTCTTGATCCTGACTTCGCAGACGATGCCGACCTGTCGCGTCTTGCCGAGGACCGTCCGGGTGATCTTCTGTCGGATGGCGGTCCAGAGCTCGAGGTCAGCGAAGAAACGTAGCGCCCGTCCCCCCGATCTAGACTTCCCAGCCATTGGCCCAATGCTATCGCGAGTCTGAGAAACGACGACGAGCACTGACTCAGAGCGCCTAAGACGTCCAACAGCTCGGCGGATACGCGACGAGTTCTGGCGCGCTTTCGCCGTCCCCATCGAGCCCGTGATTTCTTTCCCCTTGCGCCTGTCGCGCTTCTGTTCCCTGATTTTCTCATCGTCTGCCTCGCTGTCGAGCGCGTCCATCGAGTCCAGCACCTGGATGAACGGACGCCCGTCTTCCAGGTCGTCGTCTACCGAGTCCCAGAATTCCTCGACCGTGCGAGGCTGCCTGACCTCCAGTCGTTCCGCGACCGCGGCGCCGAAGAACTTCCGCACGTCCATCTGCGCGCCGCCCTCGGAGTCGTTGAGGATCAGTCTGTGCTTGCCGAAGAAACGGGACTGGGTCGCCTCGGCGAAGCACGTCATCGCCAGGAACGTCTTGCCCGAGGCCGAGTCCCCGACCAGCAGCACGTAGCTGCCGGAAGGGAACCCGCCCCGGGTCTGGCCCGAACACCCGAGATCGAGCAGAGTGGAGCCGGTAGACAGGTAACGGCGGCGGCGGATCTCCGGCTCTCGCCGCCTGAGTCGCGAGCGTACGGACATCAGTAGGGCACGTCATCGTCGTCGTCACGGTCCCGGCCTCGCCCACTGCGTGCCGGTCTGTCGTCGTCCTCGTCGCGTCGGCTGCCCGTACGGGCAGGCCGATCATTGTCCTCGTCCCTGTCACGGCTACGGGCACGCGGCCTGTCGTCGTCATCATCGTCGCGTGTTCTGCGGCCGCGTGCCCGGCCATCATCGTCGTCCCTGTCCCGTCGCGTGCGAGCAGGACGATCATCGTCGTCCTCGTCGTGTCGTGAACGGGTTGTCGCCCGCCGATCATCGTCATCGTCATCGCGGGCGTGCGCTCGCGGCGGGGGCAGATCATCGTCCTCGTCCCTACGCGACCGTGTCGGCCGATCATCATCGTCATCCCGTGAACGGCTGGACGGACGGCGATCGTCATCATCATCGCGCCGATGGTCCCTGCGATCACCGTCGCGGCGATCGTCACCGTCACGCGTCGTGCCCGGAGCGGTCTGGAAGAACACTTCTTTCAGGTCCGCGTACGGGGTTTCCTTCACCAGCTCGTCCAGACACGGCAGGTCCCTGAGCAGTTCTCGCTCGATGTCCTTCCGCGCCTTGAAGTCAATGGCGGTCGCCTTGAGGAACTTGAATCCCCCACCGGCGGTCTCCTCGCTCATCTCGACCCGCAGCGTCATGCCGCCTTCGCGGCGGTAGAAGTGATCGTACTCGCCGTCGGCCCTGCCGATGCGTTGCTCGAGCAGTTTACCGAAGTTGAAGTGCGCCATTTCCCAGAGCTGCACGCCGTCCGTGGGATGATCGGCGTCGAGGATCAGGAAGATCTGGCGCGTCTTCGTATTCAGTGCCTCGACCAGCTTCTTGTCGACGCCGGGCTGCTGCTGGAGCTGGGACTGGAACTCGCAGATCGGGCACTTCTTGGCGAAGGTCCTCCGCGGGCAAGTGTAGATGCCGTTGTTGGCGCCCACGCCCGCGTGGACGTAATACGTCCGCTCGTAGAACATCTTCCCCTCTTCCATGAACGGGTTGCCCGCTCCCACACGGTAGGGCAGGATGTCGATGCGGTAGACTCCTTCCTTCTTGATCTTGAACATCTTGATCCCCTCGGGGATCGTCAGGGACTTCCAGTCCCCCGACTGTCGCAGCTCGGCGGCGCGGCGGGGATTGCCGTACCGCTCGCGTGTTTCCTCGCGGTCATTCCTCTTCGTCACAGGGCATCTCCTTTCGATTTCGTTCGAGTCGTCGTCCACGGAAAAGCTCCTCGGCCTGCAGCCACCCGTAGCGGGCGGCCTTCGCGCCGAAGTACATCAGCACAACCCAGGCGAACAGCAATCCAGTGCCGATCGCTATCATCCTGAGTGTCTCAATCATTCTCCATTCTCCTGCGCATGCGAGCCTTCTCTTTCGTGGCGGCACCGTCGCGGACAGTGGGCTCGGAGAAGTAATCTGCCAGCCAGAGCTGCACGACGTTCTCGAGCGCCTTCTTGCGGTGGTCGAGTGTCTGGACTGCGACCTGCAACTCGCCGACCCTGCGCTGACAGTCCGCGACGGCCTGCTGATCGTTCTGGAACTGGCCGTCGGTCAGGATGAGCGCCTTGATCGCCCCTTCGGTGATCTTCTCGAGACCGTACCGCTCGGGACGGGCCCGGATTCCTCCGTCGAGGTCGGCCTGGCGTAGGGCGAGCTGCGCCTCGGCAGCATCCAGGGCAGCCTTGGCGTCGACCAGCATCATGGCGTACTTGTGGTAGAGCTTCGGCTGTCGGTGCCATTCCTTATGGAGGGCGTGCAGGTCGAAGTCGAAGAAGTCGGGATCGCGTTCAGCGTTTCGGGGCATGGTTCTCTTTCGGACTGCGGGAGCCGCAGACCTCCCAGCACGCCATGACCAGGCCCGCCTTGCCGCAGTCGTA